GCTTGCGGACGAATAGGAAAATGTGGTGCTACCGTCTGCATCTCCCAAGATGAACCACTCCTTGTCATTCCAGCTATCTCTTGAGTCTTTAATTAGCTCCCTCGCTAGGTTATTAACCTGACTGGGTGCCATACCTTCAGCACTTGATACTCCATTGACAGAAACATTATTGCTAGAGGTTGTACTATAATTTTTTGTTGCCATTAGTTATTTCCTTTTAATTGTAAAACTTCATATTTTGGTTTTCCATTTACGGTTGATTGTTCGTTAGGATTGTTGATTTGACCACTTGTTCTGCCAGCATTCTCAACAATAGCTCTAGTATTTTGAATCCATTTGTCTTTGTTACTACCTAAGTTAATCATTCTGTTTATTGCATCTTCAGTAAAAAAGATTTCTGCTAATTCTTTCCCTCTTGATTCAGCTATTTTGTTTGATATATAATTAAGAACGGGAACTCTATCTAAAGAAACATTGAAAACATTATCTTTCAATCCCGCTGTAGTTTGTGATCTTAGCATTGTATCTGATCCTTTTTGTGGCAGATAGCTCGTTGCCTCAAAGACTTCCATTATATTTTTAAAACCTTGTACGGCCTTATCTGGATCTTTGCCTTGAGAAATAGCTACTCCCCTGATCATTTCAAGAGAAAGAGCTTTTTGACCTTTTCCCATAAACATCTCATAAATTTGACCACCATACAGATCAGTTGGCTTACCTTTAGTGATATTGTTTATTTTCTTATTAACGACAATCCCGGCTAATTCTGGAAACAGCTTAGGATCAATCTTATTTAATTCGTTACTAAGTCTTTTTATGTTTATTGGATCGAGGTTTTTTGGATCAAAAAGAGTATTCTCTAATAAAGTAAAGGTTGGATTTGTTACTTGTGTAAGATCCCCTTGTTCTAGATTTAACGTTCTAAATTTATCAGCAAATTTTTTATTAGCTTTAGCCGTAAACTCAGAAGCCCTAGTAAAGTATTCGTTGCTGTCTAATATGCCTTTTATATTTCCAGCTTGTTTCCCGTAAAGAATTCGAGTCGCTCCGTCTAGCTCTGCATTTTGTGATTGCTTCGTTGCAAACTGATAAGCGTCTTGTAAATTTGTATTAGTTATTTGACCGCTTTTTGATTTTAGTCGATTTGCAATTTGAGCAAAGTGAACTCTGTTAGCTACAGACTCATTTTTCACTGCTGTTTCAAGTAAATCTAAATAGGTTTCACCAGCCATATTTAAATCAGTTGCTTGATCAAACTTAGCCCAGCCACCTTTTTTAAGAGTTCTTGCTTTAAAATTTATAGCTTGGCTTAATTTTTCTTGTTCTTTTACGAGAGTATTTACAAAATTATTAGTAAAACCTTTTGTATCAACTTTAGACATATCTATATCTGGAAATGTCTCGTTTAAGAATTTTCTGTTAGTATTAGAAATTTGAGGAAATCTATCTTTAGTAAAATTATTAACAATACTCATTCCCCCTTCAGATTTTCCAATAGCATCTAAAGAGCCGAGCATTGTTTTATCACCAGAGACTTTAGCGATTGCTTCTGGCATAGATAAGTCTATTCCAAACTCTTTTGCTTTTTGTACGAGGTCTTCAGCTTCTTTTACCTTACCTTGTTGTTTAAGATTTTTAATTGTGTTACTTAAATTTGCTAAATATTGAGGATTTTTAAAACCGAAAAATAAATTACCAGCTATATCAGCCCCTAAGCCAGCAATAGTTGATCCTGTTTCTCCTAAAACTCCCTCTGAACCTTCTTTAACAGCTCCAGCTCCAGCTCCTACACGACCGGGGATTTTACCAAAAAATCTTCCGCCCGTTCCGTACTCTGACATTGTTTCAGCAAACTCACCCAATTTTGTTTTTGGTGTATATCCAATAGGACTATCTTTTATAAATTGTTCAACTTGTTGATAAGACGGAACATAGGAGATATTAGTTCTTTTAAACTCTGTTTTGTTTTCTGGATTTAAAAGACCTTGTATTTTATTAATCCCGAGCTTACCAAGATTGTATAATTCTTCTGGTGCAGAAAGTAATCCGCCAACACCTTTAGCTATACCAGAGACGCCAGATCGAGCGACGTCTATCGGCGTTGAAATTTGTCCTGTTTTTTTAGTGTATGGTATTAATGGAATTTTACTCATTTTTTTTTAACTCATCTAGATTTGGAATGCCTACAGGCGCACTATAAAAACCGTTTCTTGTAAAACGGAAAACTGCTCTACCCTCTTGAATATCTATTAGAACAGCTGATCCTTCATCGTAATCTCGTTCTTTTTCTATCTGTGATAAATGATTTTGATACTCGGTTCCGTACACATCAACATCAAAACTTTCACCCTCATTTTTAAACTGTTCGATAAGCTGTGATCCTAGTAGTTTTTTCATTTCTTGATCTAGGATTGACCCGTTTTCTTTCATATATTCACTTTCAGCTAGACCCCAAGCAGAGGAGATTTGTTGTCCTGATGCGTCTGGATTTTTTGCTAAGTAATCCATAGTCCATTGATCATAGAAATTTTTCTTATCAATAACCTTTTGATTGGTCTTTTCTAGGATCTGTAACATTAACTCAAGACCTTTTTTGGTTTTACCCATAGTTGGAGAAATCTGTCCAAAGTAATCCATTTCTCTTTCAGAAACAGCACCTTTGGTATTTTGAATTTGCCCCATAACGAAAGAACCGAACTGAACATTTAAGTTTTCAATATTAGATACATCTCCGCCCAGGATTTTCATAACGTCTGCTTTTGTTTGAGAGAATGCACCAAACATATTTTCATCAACGCCAGCCATTAAATTTTGAATAGTATTAATTCTATTTAAGTTTTCGTTTGCTCCTTTAACTTCCTCTCCATAAACCTTGCCAAGTTCCATAAAGTTTTCAGCTCCGACTTTATCTAATTCACTTCTTCCGCCGGGTAAGGTTACAGTAGTATTGCCACCTTTGGCTAAATTGACAGGAAGGCCGTCGCTACCCATAGCAAAATTACCGTCTGTAATTCCAAACTTTATTCTTTCTTCCATTGTCATTGGTCGATAAGTTTTAGCTTTACCTCTATCAGTAACTAGTTGATTACCAGCTTGCATCGCTTCTGATAAGGCTTGTCCAAAAGTAATAGGGACTGGAGAATATCTGCCCGCTCCTAATAATCCTTGAGTAAATCCTGTGCCAAAGTCTGTTCCTACAAAATTACTTACACCTTGTAGTAAGTTATTTCCTCTACTTGGTGATTTAGCTCCCATTTTTACGTTACGGCTAGTTGCAACTGGGGTCGTATTTGCAGTCGTCTGATTAGTTTGTGTTGTTGGTTGTGTTCTAGGAAGAAGACCTTGTTGTATTTTTTGTTCTTGAATAAATTGTTGGTTGGGGCTTCCCTGTCCTAATAAAGAATATTTATTAGCGATACTATCTTGGTCAAATATTGATCTAGCCATTATCCCATAGCTCCTAATAATCCACCGCCTACGGCTCCAACCATAGGGTTAATACCCGGAACCATACCCGCTAACTTTGCACCAGATAAAGCTCCACCAAGTAAGCCAGCTCCTTGATTTCTAAATACTGGCTGTGTTTGAACAGTTGAGGTTGGTACGTTTGCACCTAACGCTCCTAAGTATTGGTTTAATTTTAAATATGGTTTTTGTTGTTCAAAATCAAATCTTGCTACGGCGTCTTGTAGTTTTGCCATATCTAAAGACTCTCTTTCAGATCCTACACTTGCTAGAGCTTGAATATCATCATAATCAGCCTGAGCTAGTCCCGGAGCTAATTGAGTTGCTTGGAACTGTCTATCTCTTTCACGATTAAACTGATCTCCATAAACTTGATTTGCAAGTTGACCTAAGCTTCTTGATAAGGTTTCTTGATTTGCTGAACTTCCTAATCTACCAGCTTTACTAAACTGTGATTGTACTTGTGAGGTTACGTCTCCCGCCATTTGATCAAATAAAGCTTGGGTGTAAGGATTTGAAGTTGGAGATAAATAATCTCCAGATAAAATTTTATTTATTTCAGATTGTGCAGATCCTAACAAGGGATTACCACTTGTAGCTCTTGCTCTTGCTAATTCTAAAGCCGTATCTGTTTCTGGTGAAAAATCAACGTAAGTTGCTTCCGGGAAAAAGTTTGGCATATCAGACTGATATAATGATTGCGCATCGTCCATAGCGACATCAAGATATGGTCTAATAAAATCTGAAGGTTCTGCTTCAGTGGTTGTTGTTATATTTTGTGGTGTACTACCTTTTGACATGATTATATTTCCTTACTTAGTAAAACTGCTTTCTCCTTAAATCCTTTGAGTTTTTTTACCCAGCCTTTACGTCCAGCGACTTCGACTTGGGTACAATTATTTTTTTTTGCAAATTTTTCGATAACTTGCTGTATTTGATCTAACCAATTTTCTAAGTTAGATCCCCCGGCTAAAACATAGCGAAGTATTTTAGCTCTAGGATATGATGCTATTTCTGTTACAACGGCACTTTCAATTCCGTTGTTCCAACTAATAAACAGTTGAAATCTTTCTTTCTTTATCCCTTCTTCGATATCCATGATGTTATAGGTGTCATCTAAAGCCTTCTCTAATAAAGGGGCTACAGTTGACCAGATCATGAAGAGATCTTTTTTAGGAACTTGAGTACAAACGTTATCCGATAATGACATAAGACAAATTCTGATCAGTGTTTGAAGAACTACTATGATTAATAGTACAGCTACCACTTGCTCTTGAAGTGATAAATAAACTATTCATAGCTGTTCTAGCATTTGCTGATCTTGGCATAAACAGTATGACCGAATTTGCTCCTATTCGTGCGTCTGACAACGTTGTAGAAGTTGCTGAGGCAGTAAGCGTAATGTCTCCAGTGCTATTTATTTTGCCGTCCATAACATTATTTATTGTTATAGCGCATTGTCTAGCATGAGCCTTAGTATCAGGATTAGTTAATGGTACATTTAAAAACTGATTGGCCATTATCTACGTCCTTCTTGTCTTACCTCTACATCAACTCCACTTAGTGTTGAAAAGTTTCCACTAACAGAGATCCTCATTCGGTGGTACCGATTGGTTGTTCTAAGGGGACAATCCCCACTATCTCGAACTGTTACAGCTGTTCCTTCTGTTACAGAGTTTATTTGTGAAGCTCTGCTTATCGGGGTTACTGTTACAGTCGTGTTCTCTCCGTTAGCATCAACAATAGGTCTCGCATTAATAATTGTGCTACGTCTATTCTCAACACCTTCAAACTCTGAAGTGTCCACTGTCGCTGACAATGATCCACCTAAGAATTTCCCAAACTTTTTATTTTCAGAAAAGCCACTCAGTCCTAGAATACCTTCGTTATAAAAGAATGAGTCAAGTGATCTTGGAAGTTCATCTATCGTTCCAAGGGTATCTAATGACTCCAAAGTATTAAACGCTTCTTGTGAAGCTGTATTCATAAAGAGTAAGGCTAGTCCAGATCCCGTTGACCATTTATCAACGGTATAATTATAAATTAATAATTTGTTGTTTACGCCAACCGCTCCTGTCGCTCCTGATCCTCTATAAGACCAGACAACGATACTATTATTAGGGTCGATAGCACTGTAAACTGTCTCCGGGTTAGCTGTAAAATCCTCAAAAAATGTGTTATTTACACGCCCTGTCCCGATAGGAATTAACTCAGCACCACCTTTTAATGCATAAAAGCCGTCCTGTGATAAAAAATAAATCGTATTACCAAAGGTAACAATAGACCTTGGAGCAAAAGCTCCCACATTTCCTATTTTATTGAAAGAAAATATAAGCGGAGTTCCTATGTACTCCATTCGATAAATAGCTCTTTCAAAAAATACAATTCCAAAAGACTCTGATCCGACAATACCCATAAGTCGTCCATGCTCACCGGGGATATCTTGAAATCCACTTTGGGTAGCTTGGCTTGGTGTCCATGTAGAGCTGTCATTAATACCTGACCATTTAACTCGTTGAGGATATTCAACGCTCGACTCTTCTGTGTAACCAGTTACAACAAAGTCTCTTATAACAGCTAGATATTTTGCTTTTAAAGAAACTCTATCTGAAAATGCAGTATCAGTTCCTTCTTCAAACTTTTGTATGTTATCTGCAAAGTTAGTCGCTAAAACATTATTGCCAAACTTAGCAAAGTTCCAATAATCTTTTGAACCTTCTGTCGTGCTATTGTTATATCCACCAGCTTTGCTTTTATCTACGAAGTCTCCACTACTATTCATTTGATAGAGCTTTGTCTCATCACCAGCATAGTTTGTTGTTCCTGTAGCTCCAATAGATGTAAATAAACCTAGTGGGTTTGTGTTTGTTGCTACAGTACTGAGTTCAACAAATCCCGGGAAGCTTTTATATCCGTCAACAAGAGGAATAACATTGTCTGCTTTTAATGCTCCCGTATTCTTATAAGTCGGAAGATCAGTTTGTAAATCTCCAAATTTGATCATTATACCACCGCATCAGCTGACATTTGTAAAGTTTGTGAAGCGGTTCGACCATTCTCTGAACTCGTATTAGCAATTTTTAAAGCTTCTTTATAAAGCTTCGCCCACACATCTAATCTTTCATCTTGCATTAAGAAGGGAGAAGACTCAGCAAGAGCAGAATATAAATAAATGTCTGGGTAGTTTGTGAGAATATCGTTAGTTGCGTTTGAGTCTGATAGAGCTGTAACTTTTTTAAAATGTCCTAATTCTAAAGTAACGGCGGAGTCTGGCTTTACACCAAGTAATATTTGACCGCCAACAATAGTAAAAAATGAAGGTTTTCCAGCACTAACGCTGGTATTGTAATCTTTTAAGAAATCAAAAGGCGCTTTGTATTGAAGGATTGAGTAAGGATTTGATCTATAAATAACGTACTTTGCTTCAATAAATCCCGTCGGTAAATCGTAAGCCTGTGTTCCTGACACTGTAGTTGTTGCAGTGTCAACGACTTCCATTTCTCTAACTCGTAACTCGTTATTAATACGAGACTCAGCCAAAGAAATAAAATCTGGTATGTATGATGTTAAATCATCTCTATTCAGATAATTTGCTATAGCTGTTTTTAAGTTAGTAAAATTAGATATTGCCATTATAGTTTGCCTTTATAAATCCTTAAATCTAGGTTATCTGGATCGTTTAACCATTTTTTCATTCTATCCCAGTCTTTGACAGTGCCGTTTACGTTCATAATTCCTTGTTGTGATAATTTAATAACAACACTCCATGGGATTGATGCTACCTTATACATCTTAGCATCTTGAAAGCCTTTTAATTTATAAGCTTCATCGTTAGCGTCTCTTTTATTGTTTTTTAAAATCTCTGATACATCTTGAGAGTTTTCAATGTGAATTTTTTTCTCTCCTTCGTCTAAGTGTATCTTTGATTTCATTACACCCGTTCCGCTATCAAGGCTTATTTTTTTGGTCATTATATTTTTATTGCTTTTGCTATTTCTTTATCAATGGTGTCCATAACTGCTAAACCTTGGTTTGCAATTCTCTTTTTACCCATTTGTAAAAATCTATCACCAGCTGAAGTTTTTGTAGGTACTTCTTTCCCGTCGCCTCTAGTAAGAGTTAAGTTACTTTTACCTTTGTGGCTTCCTCTTTTATAAATTGATTTTTTAAACATAGTTTCTCCCTAATAAATTGAAGAGGGGGAATAATCCCCCTCAGAGATATAAATATTAATTACGCAGTTAAGTTAAAGATAGAGAAGTTAGCGTTAGGACTTTGTGCGATTAAACTCCACTCACAAAGTAATAATCTTTTCTCGTTATCACCAGAACTTGCTAATTCTTTGGTCGAAAAAGGACGAAGCGTCCCCATAGCCCAAGAATCTGTCTGGACAATGTCAACTCGATTTGCTTGCTGTAATCTATTTGGCACGAATGATAATTCGCCAAAATCTGACACATAGATATCTACTGCCCCTATGACTGACATTGAAGAAGCGTCTCTATATGCAGTTGATACACCGGTAAATGCACTTGCAGTTTGCTTGTGCGAAGGAGACATCATTACTGCTTCTGGGTTTCCGCCTAATTGATAGGCTTTTAAAATACCAGCTTTTAATAGAGCTTCAGTGTATGTACGGTTCGTGCCACCAGCGATTGCGGTAGCGCCTGTGCCTGCGGGCGACGCAGACGGAGATCCACCTACAGAGAAGTTACCCGCTGAAGTTGAAGTACCCGGAATGTTTCCGCCTACCCAAGTTCCAAAAGATGCTGACTCTCTGGCTGTGCCGGACGAACCAGACGCTTTAGCGTTTTCTACGCCAACCATAGCTCTTTCGATATCTTTCTTTAGCTCTTTACCTACTTTTGCAAGTTGATAAGCAAGCTCTGAACCTTTACCAGCCTGATCGACTGACTCAACGGTTCCAGATACGGTTACTGCTTTTGCAGAAATTTGGGAGTTATTGTTTAGTTTAACGGTTGCAGTTGTTGCTACCGCAGTGTAATCGTCGCCTTCCTTTTGGGCGTTTGCTCCAGCATCAGCTAGCGCATCGACCGACCATTCGTGGGTCGTGTTTGTTATGTTAGTTTTTCCAATTCCACTCATAAAAGGGGTGTCTGACGGAGCTATTGAATAAATTATGTCCTCAAACGACTCTTTCATAGAGTTGGAATCAAAAGTTTCAAATGTATTTGTTGGAACTGCCATTTGAATATTTCCTTTCTATTTAGATTGCTTTGTTATTTATCATCTCAAGAAATACCGAACTTGCGTCATTGACTTTTCCGGACTTCTTGAGTCTGTCCATTTGAGAATTAAACTTTTTTGAATTAGTAGAAGGATCAACTTTAGTTTTATTGTTAGTACTTAAAACTCTAGGAGTCTTATTGACTTGTTTCTTTTTTAAATTTGACTGTTTCAATTTATGATATTGGAAAGCGTCGGCCAGTAATAATACTGATCGGTGATCTACAAGAAGACCTATTTCTTCATTTGTAAATCCTCGCTCTTTTGCAAAGTTAACTAAGTTTTGTCGATAAGTTTCTCCCTTATCCTTGTCTGCATATATCGGAAGTTTTTCAGCTAACTTTTGTCTTTCGTTAACTAGGTACTGATTATAGATTTGGTCTTGCTCTTGTTGTTTGATCAGATCAAGTTGTCGCTTTTCTTCAGATACTTGTCTTTTTTCATCATTTCTTTTATCAATTTGAGCTTTTTGCCTGACATATTCAGCGGGGTCTTCTTTATATAAGCGTTCTAAATCAACGTTTTGAGTATCAACTTGTGATAAAGTCTTTTCCAACTGTTCTAATTTTTGTCGGTATAATTCTCGTTGTTGCTTTGCCACTTCACCCTCTTGTAACACTTGGTTTCTCATCTGATCGAATTCTTTTCGCTCATCAGATAACTTTTGTGTTTTTTGGGTGTAATCTTTTTGTCTGAGTCTATCCTTCTTTAACTCCTCTAAGGTTATTTTCTCGCCTTCTAGTTCGATAAAATCCTCGGTAGTTTCAGTTGGTTCTTCTTCTAAAAGATCAACTAGCTCTGCGTCTTCTCCGAGTTCATCAGTATTCTCTTGAGAATTGACTTCCTCTTTGCTGGACACTTCGCTCTCGATTTCATGATTCCTTGTGGCTTCTGGTTGACTTGATTGTTCTTGTAAACCGAGAAGGTTCTTCATGTCTTCGACTGCGTCTCGTTCGGACTTGTATTGTTTCTGTTCAACCGGTTTCTGTTCGACAGATTTATCGGTTGCAGAATCCATTACTGGTTGTTCTGCCATTTATTGCTCCTATTTTTTTTCGGATTGCTTTTGTTTTGCCAACTTACCTGTCTCCATGACAGTTTGTAGTTGCATCAGTACAACTTCTAACATTCTTCTCATACGAAAAATATTTTCCCTTTGTTCTGAATTTTTATCGTCTGAGTTTAACCATTCATTCATTAACTCAGTTCTAACTTTTTGGACAGCCTCTATAAATAAAGGCTCCTCTAAAATTTGTTTTGCTTTATTACCTCTAGAAATTTCTTGATCTGACATTATCTACCGCTTGTAAATCCAACACCCGGTTTAAATCTACTGTAACCAAAGTTTGTTTTGTTTCTCTCTATGTTCTTAGCAACATTAGATCTGTAAACATCATCGTTTCTTGATCTATTACCTTGTGAATCGACAGAAGTAATTGGTTGTGTACCGAGTAAGCTTCCAGTTAAGTCTTCAGCAATAGGAGATCCACTTCTATCTTTATTTGAAGGTCTAGATGTTCCTGTAAGCGGGTCATAAACCATAGGAGCTGGGTTCATTACAGAGTCTATAGCTTCTGCATTTGTCATTGTCTGACCACCGTCAACGGTTGTCATGTTGTTTGCTACTGACTTATAATATTGATTTGGTGAATATATATTGTAGAGATCGTTTCCTAAACTTTGGCCATAGCCTAAATCTGTATATGTTTGTAGCGCTTTATTGTATTGGTTTTCTCTTAAATACGGCATTCCAAACAATGTATCAATAGCTCCTAAGCCTACATTTAAGAAGGGATTAAGAACTCCTTCACCTAAGCGATTGGTGGTAGGATCAAATTTCAAAAAAGTACCTTCACCTAAACCTTGAGTTACATAGTCATCTAAAAAGTTTGATGCACCAAAAGGCTGAGTAAGGTCTTTTGACATTCTTAAATAATTTAATTCGTCTTTAGTGGGTTGGTCTTGATTGCCGTCGCTAGTATTTGCTTCATCTGTAGCTACCTCTGGTAACACACAAGCTTTTAGTACAGGATCATAAACTCTACCTTCTCCCGGGTACAACTGATCACAATTTGGAACTTCCGTTAAAGCTTCGTTTGCTCTTGTTTCATTAAAAGTATTTATAATTGAATTTGGAAATCTTGCAGAAGGATCAAGCTCTCCCGCTTGTTCTTGTATGGTTCTAGTATCATAGATCGGGTTACGATACATACCCGCTGAGTTAATTGACGTTGGAGTATTTCTCTCAACTAATTTATTTTGTATAATCTCTTGGGCTATACTACTTTGCATAAAAGGGATCATTATCTACCTTGCACCATGTTTTTCATTAATTTGTCTCTCTCTAAAGTTTCTTTTGCATCATCTTTAAGAATTTGATTTGCTAATTTTTCTTTTTGCATTTGATCAAGATTTTCGTCTCTAATAATTTTAGTTGCGAGTTTTTGCTCTTCGAGACTCATCTTTTGTCTATTCATCTGAGCGTCTTGATTTAATTTTTGTGTTTTTAAACTTAGTTCTGCTTTGTCTTTTGCTTGACGCATAGCTAATTCTTGTTGTGCAAGTGTCAACGGATCTGGTTTTGGTTGTTTAGGCTTTGGTGGATTAGTAGCTGGGTTCTTGAAGAACTGATCAGCGTTTTTATACCCGGCATTTTCTAAATACTTGGATATTGTGTTATAAACATTTTGACTATCAACAATACCCATACCGCCTTTAGCTAAAATCTTTTCTTGGACATTTAATATTCTTGTTAAAACATCAAGTCTTTGATCTTGTGATCCTGTTCCTAGGCCAACAACGACAGTACAATTATATCGGTCGTTCCATTCTCTCGGATTGACACTAATAAACTTTCCTCGAAGTCTAATAATTCTTTCATGATCTTGATGCGTACAGATTAAGGTTAATAAACCTTGAAACATTCTCTTAACACCGTCTGCAAAGTTTCTCGCAATCATTTCAATACGTTGTGTACCCGCATTCATTAACTGATTAGTGCTAGTTGCTGTCGTATGAGATTTATTAATAGCGTCTGGGTTTAATCCCATTTGTGTTCGTGATACACCAGAGCGAGCTTCTCTAATCTCATCAATTTTATTCATCACAGCAAGAGACTCGTTCATGATGTTTGGAGTTTGCAGTGGTCTTACAGCATCAGGACTTTTCACTCTGACAATTCCCCCTGGGCGAGACACTAGTAGGTCATCAATGTTTGCCATAGAGTCTTGAACAACAAGACGAGAATTGTTTTGTAAATAAGCGTTGTTTAAAATTTGTCTGAGTAATGTGCTTTTTACTTGTTGGATATCACCAATTAAATCGTATTGAGATAAACCAAAAAACTTATGAGGCATCGGAAGAGCTACTGCCATAGAAAAAGGGATCTGTTCGATTTCTTCGTTTTCTAATAGCTGATATGTATTAAATCCATTACCACCCACAGTAACTTTTCTTAGCTCTGCTATACCGTCGTTATCAAAATCAGTTCTGAGATAACACTCAGTTACTAAAACTGTAGTCATTGAAGGATCAATGTTTTGATAATTAAAATCAGTAGTAGAGTCTTCGTAAGATTTTCTAGTTACCGCTTCGTCGTTGTAAACTTCTTCATCAGAAGGGGGAAGTTCTTCGACAGCTTCTCTATCAAAGCCCATATCAATAAGCTCTGATCGTGTTTTATAAACTCGTTGTGCAATAAAATTACAATCATCTAAGTTTGTAGCATTACGAGAGATCATCATATTTTCCGGGGGAACGTTTTCGATTGCCACTCTCCCGATTTCTTTTACTCGCTTAACTTCACAGTCATAGGTTTTGACTTGAGTCTTATCGTCAAACTTTTCTGTAAAGTCTATAATCTCTACTTCGTTATCTGCTAAGATTGAATTGAACTCGTCTTCTGTAAGTCCAGAATAATTTTCTTTCTTTTGTTGCCTTGATGTCTTCCAATAATATTTTACAAAACCATTTTTAGAGATCAGGGCATCTTTAAACATCGTATGTAAGATCTGATAACCATTGTTATCTTTATTAAAGATGTGATTAATATAATCAGTCGCTTGTTCGCAATACTCTACGTCTTCCGGTTGCTCAGGCTCAAAATGAACTATGGACTCACCTTGAGTAAAAATTCTCATCATAGAAGGCATAATAGTTTCTATGGTCTCTAAAAGATCTTGAGATACGACTTGGCTCTGGCCTTCTTGTTCGTTACCAAGAGGCTCTCCAAGATAATACTTTAAACCTTCTTTTCTGTGTTCTGATAAATCTCCACCATAAAATCCTAATGAGTTTGTGATCTCTTGTGATACGAGAGAGAGTAATTTGTCGTCTGTTAATTTTGCCATGTTATACGATTGCTAATTTGGGATATTCTATTTTGGAACTCCATTGTTTACTTTCATTTAACCCAACACATAAATATCGAAAACTATCTGCGCTATGAGATGTCCAATTATGTTCAGGTCTATTTTTATTTTCTCCTTTATCGTTCGTCGCCCAACGATATTGTCTTAATGCATCTAATCCTTGTTTTGTTTTTTCAAAATCAAACCAGCATCGACCCAAGGTCATTCTGACTTGGTTAATACCGTCTTGAATAGAGAGTTTTGGTACAATAGAAACAGGCATACCCAAAGACTGAGCTACTTCAAATCTTGATTTACCCGTTCCTAGCTCCCGCACCTTAGCGTCATGTGGGAAATTGTGTACGTCATAAAGATAGCCTTTATCTTGAAGGACACTTGCGTAGTAATTTAAGCTCTCTCCAGAGTCTTCAAAATAATCTATTAAGTGTATTGAGGTTCCGACTTGCTGAACAAACCATATAGCGGTCTTGTCTTGCATACCCAGATCCCAAAAAGTAGAAACTTTGTATTTCGTGTCATAAGGAACTTTTGTAATTCTTCCTTCTTCATCACACTTTTGTAATGATGCAGAATAAATAGATCCTATAGCTTGAGCATCAAAAGAACATTCATATTCAGCCTCAAACGTTTCCGGGGGCATAATTCTTTTCGCTTCTGCTAGTTCGTCATCATCTATAATTCCTGTTTCAGACGCTTTAAATATTTTGCCAAACCATTGATCCTCTTGTTGCGAGATCTGATACATCTCAAACAAAGGAGAAGCAAATCCATTTGGAGTTCCTTGGAAGATAACTCGTCCACGCCTATCACTAGTAGCTGGTCGTATTATCTCTGAAAACATATTAGGCGGAAAGTTTTGATACTCGTCCAGAATGCATTCATCAATATAAATACCACGAAGACTATTAGGTCTTTCACAACCTAGTAATTGTATTCTTGCTCCGTTAGGAAAATCTGCTCTTAGTTCTGTCTCATGATAATCCATGTTAGGAATTACCGAGGTATAGTGTTTTAAAAAGTCCCAAGCTATTCTTTTTGCTGAAGAATACGTCGGGGCTATATAAAAACAGCGAGGTCTTGGCAAAGGACACGTTAAAGCGGTCTTTATAAGCTCATTAACGGCTAGTACGGTCTTACCAAAACGTCTATGACAGACTAAAACGTTAAATCTTTTTAAATTACTATGTATTTCTTTTTGTAATTTTCTTGGGGTATAAGGTATTTGTATTTTTCTCATTATTTAACATTTCTTTCCTTAACCCCCCTTAACTCATCTTGAGCATGTTTCTTTAAAATTCTTAAATTTCTAATTGATGTGTAGCGGTAAAGAGCTTTTAAGGCGCAATCACGGAATACACTATCATCCTCACCAACATCCATTTTTAGTTCAAAAAGAAGTTCATCATATTCAGAACTAATTTTATTAATATCAGCTATTAATTTTTCTTTTGTTTTCATAGTACTTAACCTCATAAATTTATTATCTATAGTTATGTGTATGAAAATTCAGTTTTTTTCCAAATTTTCTTACATAGTACTATGTGATTTTTTGCATTTTTTTTGCAAAAATCTTTTTATTCTTTTTTATCGCTAGATTGACCTAAATAATCATTTATTCTGGCCACTGTATTCCCCTTAACAACGCCTTTACCAGCTGTTTCAGGTAAAACAGTTCTTTCATTTAACATTTTTAACGCTTCACCTAAAAAGTCCATAGGAGCTTTTTTGGTCGTCGATTTTTTTTTGCCTGTTTTGGTCTTTTTTGTCATTTTTTGCCTCAAAATAGTGTTTACCACATAGAAAATAGTAACTCCCATGTGTTGTTTTTAATGCAAATGATCCCCATGACCCACATTTACAACAAACTTTATACTTCTGCTCTTCTTGTCTATTCCAATTAATGATTTGTATTCCGTTATATGCCATAAAACTCGTAGTAAAATCTCTTCTGACTAGAAATTGGTTACAATGACATTGTCGCCGATGCCAAGGGGGTGCATACCATATATAGTATGCCAAAATAGCCTCAAAAATGCCTCAGAAAAACGGCTAAAAACCTATGTTTTTCAAGGGTAAAATTTGTTGCATAATCTACATTAGAGGAACAAAAAACACATACTATATTTAGTATCTGCCTATAAGGGATCTGACCACAGAAATTATTTTATTCGTAATCACATTCAAAAACTTTAATGTTTTCAATACTAATCTGTATAGCCAACCTATACACCATACCACTATTTCGATTAATTTCATTATATATTCATCAATTTTGGATAATATTTCACTTAATTTATTCATATTTAATTCTTTACTACTTACCCCATTCAAAGAGTATCTTTTCTCCTGATGATGTTTGAATAGCCATACTAGCTTTTTCTTTGTCTGTACCATATTGAGAAGGAGCAGTCTTCCCGGCGAAGTACTGTACGTCTTTAACGTAGATCTCAAACAGTTTCATCTCTGGTAAGGTAAGCTTCTCTCCCCTCTCTACTTTGTCAAAGTATTGTTTAAACTTTTCTTTCTTCTCTTGTTGCTGATACTCAGTAGCCCATTCTCTTGCACTGTAGTATTCTCTCTTTAGATCTTTGTCTTTGTCTAGGTAATCAGTAAAGCCTGTGTAGCTTAGCTTGTTCTTTTTGATAGCTTCAATAACAGTTTTCCCGGACTGTATATCTTGCAATACTGCTTTCACTAAAGTGGAGCTGTACTTCTGCGGACGTCCTACTTTCTTAGTGGATTGTTTTATCTGTTTCGATGATGTCGTTTGTTTCGTAACCATGTTCACTTGCTATTAACTCTATAAAGGCTTTGGCTGTATTCTTATCTAAAAAAGGATTAATCTTAATTACTACTGAAAATGTTCCGTCGCTCTCTTCATATATGATAAACCGACTTGTATTCTGATAATCTTCTAATTTCATTACATATAACTCTATTCAATTCGTCCGGCCTGTTCCTAAACTCCTCACGAAGTTTTTTTTTTCAGTAGCGAATTTATCTTTAAGCTTGATAACATATCCTGGGCTAAGACCTACAGTCGTGCAAACAAATTGAAAATTAGGATTGTCTTCATTGAACCAAGCTACAGCTTGAGCTTTGACATAAGGATTATAACCTTGGTCTCCGGACATACCTAAGGCGTCTCGCATGGCTTGGGATATTACTTCAATATAAAGCTGTGTTTCGGGTATATACATTCCTTAATCTCCATACCCAATTCATAGACACAATTCTCGACTATGTAGTTATAGTAACACATAAGTTCGGTTATAACGGTGAACGTTAAGTGAACAGTGCTGTAGAATGGTATTAATTTTTGATACTGACAGTATGGTTTTTTAATACTGACGGTATTGATTATTAATACTGACGGTATCAATTTTTAATATCGCTTTCTTTTAAGATCATTTAACCATAATTCATAATCAATCTTATGAACTTGATCTTTTATTAATTGATATTGTGAACGTTGCTCTTTAGTTAATTTTTGATGATTTTGTAATATTATCTTTAATTGATTGTAAATTTTAAGAAAGTTTACTTCCATAAATCTACTAATACTTGGAGTCCTTCTCGAAAGTCTTTCATATACTTTTTAGCTGGCAAATTATCAACTAAGACGTCAATTATTATTGGAGCGTATTTTTTTAATGAGTTGTTGGCTCTCTTAATCTCAGCCTGACAATCATTTACTGAGTTCATTGTGGCCTGTATATCAGCTTGTATATGATCTTTGACTAATACAGCTGTCATTCTTTGATTATATCCCGCTAAATGCCATAGGTTCTGATACTTATAGCCAGCGGTAAACATTAAATCGTTGAGATCCTTGTCTTTAGGATAAAGTAAATTCTTTCTATAATACCAATGAAGTATGTCTTTGTATTTAATTTCGAGTCTTTTTGGCTCTTTAGCTTGTTCAACGTACTCAACTTCTTGATAATCTGGGAGTCGATAAAACTTTCCATTTTCTCCCCGGATAATGTCCTGACCCCCATAATCTGAGATCTTAGCCTTACCCATTATTTTTAACCTTAGTAAGCCATAAATCTCTATTACGTTTGTAGTAAACAATATCTGCTTCAACAGCGTTTGAAGTTTTGGAATACATATCGTAAACAATATCTCTTACAGTAGATCTATTTAAACCATGAGCTAGTGCTAGTTCATTAAAGGTTCTGTTATCTCTAGATACTTGAATGAAAAAATCTAAATTACGATTGATCTTAGCTGTGTCTTTTGCCCTGATAGGATAATCTTTTAATATTTGTGATATACGATCCCTGTTTAATGTCCAATAGAACCTAGATCTTCCTAAAGGATTACGGATTGATTTTGCCAAATTTTTTCTCACATCTATTGATCATCTCTGACTGAGCGCTTATCCACCAACGACCTATTTTTTTTGCGTGTTCCCAATTGCTTCTATCCATGTTTTCTTCAAACTCTTTTTGCTCTTCAGGACTTGGTTCAGTAACTACATTGTCCAGATAACATTCTCCATTTAACCAAGTAGCCGGGTGTTTTGAAAATTTTTGGTTTACTTCAAAGTGTTCGTTGTAAAGCCTTTGTAGTTCAACGGGTTTATTCTTCCATTCTTCCGGGAGCTTATTAAAAGCTTTACGAGCATGACCAACACCAACTTTGTTTTTGACGTCTTTCCAAAACAATTCAAAATTAATTGGCTGAGGTTTTTTTATATTATTATTATTAGAAGAAGAGGAAGAAGAAGAAGAAGAGAGAGGTTCCTTAGAGGTTACCTCGAGGCTACCTAAAGGTTCGCTCTCGGTTAGCTTTATCTTTTTTTGTCTTAATGAATTTTCTTTTTGTTTTACTATTTGATCTTGTAATTCTTTATGATGATAAAAGCCATTCTCTAAAACAAAGAAGGTAGATATGATATAATGAAACTTCGTATCATCACACTTAGACTTTATTCTGTTAATAACACCTTCGGATAGCCCGGTTTCTCTTTCACACCAATATTTAAGCTTTAGATGCTGATATATACCAAGCTCTTCAAAGTCTAGCTCTAGTGTCTGAGCTAGTGTATTTGTGGCATATTCTTTATACCAAGGTAAATCTGTTGAACTCATAATAGCTTTATTCCCCCTTTAGATGCGCTTATGAAATCGACCCAACCCTTAGCTCTGAGCTTGTAAAGGAGCTTATGGATATTGCTCTTAACACACCCATATTCACTAGCTAATTCCTCATAAGTGGGGGAAACACCGAGAGACAGCCTATTTCTGAGAATAAGGAGTAGCTTATTTTGACACTTGCTTAAAACGATTTTCTCATTTTCTAAGCCAGTCAATGGGTGTTCCCCACCAGTGGAAAGCTTGCGGAGGAAAAATTGGGTTTTTTGCTTTCCATGATTTGATTAGATTTATTTTGATTTTTTTTTCAATAGTATAATTTTTCTACAAAGAAATGGTTGAACGCTATGAGAAATAGTGTAACTTTATGGGATAATTATTTAGGGGATATAGTGAACGGTAAAAAGAAATTAGTTGAGATTTTGGTTTCAAAACAGCATGACTCTAGAAAGTCATGGAACCAGATTTGTAAAATTGTTGGCCTGTCTCCTTCAGTTGTATCTAAATTTTTACAAACAAAAAGTGATATTTCAGTAGAATCTTTAAACAAACTATTAAGATATTTTAATGTTGACATCTATCATTCTGCTACAAATAGCCTTGGAGATAGAAAATTTGACTCCACAACTAAAGTTCCTGTAATTGGTATTTCATGCGATAATGGGGTAGTTCATCACCCTAGATTATCTGATCCAACTGATATGTTGCGATCAAATATATGGCGTGGATATCACTGTATTTTAGTCAAACATGATCCAATATATGATTATCAATGTCTTTTTGATCCTCAAAATGACTTCGCTAAAAAACCAGAGGTCATCGCTAATCAATTTCTTTATTCCTTACTAAAGTATAAACCTCAAAAAGATACACCCGTAACTCATTATAAAGATGAAGTATTTGTTTTTTGTAATGCAAAATATGTACTTAATAAAAAACAAGTTATTTGCATTGATGAAGTAACAAAAACAGAGATAAATATAGACATTAAAAACGTTTTTAATTGGTACAATATTGAAGCTTTATTTGCTCCTAGAACTTTTAAATCAACAAGAATAAATTCTTTGCACGATCAAGTTTATAATCAGCCTTCTAACTCTTAAATACTGTTACCTTATATAACCTACTGTTTCTTTTCGTAAAAAAATGTTTTTTTTAAGAAAATAGTGTTGCAATTTGTTACTTAATCAGTAAAGATTTTAATTAGCAAAACGACGGAGAAAACAATGGCAATAAATGCGGGTGAGCCACCCAGAGATGTTATCATCTCAAGGCTAATCAAAAAAAGGGTTTATCTATGAAGACGGTTCTTTTAGATGACCCTAATCAATCAGATATAATTAATTATTTAATTAAATCTGTTCAGCGTGAACAAGACGAAGAGTATTTAGCAAGAAAAAAGACTCAGACTTTAACCTCAGATATGAACTTATCTGACTTGTTAGAAGACGCTCCACTTGTTTATAAGAAAAACCAATTAAGAAATATTGAGATTGAAAAGAAAACTACGGATTTAATCCCTATTGTTATCGGTCAATCATTTGAGCAATTTTTCTTAAAATACTTTCCCAGGGGAAAGTTTGAGCGGGAAGTTCCAACCTTTTTTAAAGTAAAAGGAAGTTATGGAACTTGGACAATATCTGGTCGTGCTGACTTAGTTCAATATCTTGGATTTGATAATGATAAGTTTTCTAATAAAGACATCATTATTCGAGATTGGAAATCTACTTCAGCTTTTCAAATGGAGACTGTTCTCCGGGAGATCAGAGTATTTAAGAAAAAAGGTAAGCTACCAAAACATAAATACTTTTGGCAATTACAAGCTTATCGCTACGCTTTTGAGCAAGGTGGATATAACGTTCATGATTTATCCTTGCTTATCTATTGTAGGCATTGGACTCATAGAAAATCACTAGAGATAAATAATTATCCGAAGAGTGAATTTTTTGAAGAGCCGTTGCCTTTACTTCCAAAAGATATAATCGAAAAACATCTTGCGGATAAAGTATCAGAACATCAACTCATGGCACTAGGTCAAAGTGAAAAAGATGCTACCGAGCCTGTTTGTTCTGAAGAAACTCGCTGGTTTCGTAATGGGGTCTCAATGAGATGTGGACTCTATTGTGATGTCGGTAAATCAGGGCTGTGTAATCAATTTAATAGGGAGAAAACTCAATATGCAAAATAACGACAAAGGTCTAAGACCACACTTTAGAATTAAGATACAAGATCAAAATGGTAAATCATTTGATGCTGGGGGAGTTTGGCATAAAGAAGGTAAGTACGGATTATTTTTATCTGGAACCTTTAACAACAATGTTCAACTACAACCGGGTCAAAGGTTTATGTTAGCTATTCCAGACGAAAAGCTAAAAGGTAATTTAACAAGTTATTTTCAAGCAAATCCTCAACCACCAAAAGTAGAGAAAAAAGAATATAACAACAATAATTACAATAATAATCAAAACTATAATCGAGGTAATTATCAAAATAATGAGCCAAAGAGCTTAGGTAATTCTATTCCAAATATTAGTCAATCATGGCCAGAAAGGAGTAATAAAAATGCTGAATACGGTAATGACGGACAAATCATTCATGATCAACCGAATGAAGATTGGAGCTAAGAAATATAGATCTGAAGTTCATTTAGGTTTTATAAGAACTCAACCTTGTATGGCTTGCGGTAGTGATCAAGGCGTTCAAGCTCACCATGTGAGAAAGAAAAAACCGGGACATCTAAAATCTATGGGATCTAGGGTATCAGACGAATTTACTGTACCTCTGTGTCATGACTGCCATACGTTATTGCACCAGCCAAATAGATCTGAAGATTGGTTCTGGGAAAATTGTTGTTTCAGAGATCCTTTTGAAATGGCTGAGAAATTATATCAACAAACATTAGATAGGTTAGGTATTAAAGATGAGTAGAACACAATGTGAAATGATCTTAGAGTATTTGAAGTCTGGTAAAGTATTAGATCCGATTACGTCTTGGAAAGAGTTTGGGAGCTACAGGCTATCTGCTCGAATTAAAGATCTAAGAGATAGAAACATACCTATTGAATGTTTAAGAAGGGTACACCCAGTAACAGGCAAAAAATATGGGGCGTATAGGTTGATCAATGAATAGACAAGAGCTACTAGACTTAGGCCATGATATAGATAAATTGATTTTTAAATATCATGAAGCTGGTCAACAACACGCTACAAAAAATGCTGAAGCTTGGTTTAAAGAACAGTCCATGAAAATCATTTTTAACGAAAAGAAAAAAGATTTGATTGGTAGAGGTCATAATGTTTCTCAATCTGAGATACAAGCGTTAGCTTCTGAAGAATACAAAACAGCTACAGAAGAGACTAAAAAAGCAAAAGAAGAAGCAAACAGTTTATCTATAGATATGAAAACTGTGGAATATAAGCTTATGGCTCAATTCTCGTTAAACAAATTAGCAGTATCAGGGGGGAAATTGTATTGATGACTCAACAATCTAATTATCTCTATACTATTTCTGATGTGGCTAATAGCTTTGGAGTCTCTAAAAAGACTGTATATTCAATGCTAAATACATTGAAGGAAGAATATCCACAGGAACAGTTCTTCGTGAGAATGCCTTTTCGCTTGAGATTTTCGCAAGGTCATATAGACAAGATAATAGAATGCTTAAACTCAAAAAGAGAGACAAAAGCTCCTACTGGCAAATCGAAGGAACAACTATTGGCGGACAACGCATTCGACAATCCTCAGGTTGCAAAGGCAAAAAAGAAGCTGAGATAGTATTAAAAAGAATTGAGAATTTATATTACGATAAGTTGGCTGGTGAAAAGAAACACTGGCCAACTTTACTAGAGTCTTTAGAAGACTACATTGATGTAAAAAACCTTCATATCAATATCATAACCCAACTTAGGAAAGTAACTGATAATTTTGGTCATACTTTCATAGATACTATAAAACCAACCTTCAGTGATCATATTAAATCTTGTTTAACTCCCGGAATAAAAAATAGTTCTGTAAATAAAATAGTTAATTTAGTGCAAGCTATGATTAACTTACAAATGATTAAGTTAAATGCGCAACCAATAAAGCTTAATAAATTCTCTGTCGATGAAACAAAGATAACTTGGCATAACGAAAAAGAATTTCAAACTCTGTTAGAGCATTCTGGTAAAGTAAGAGGGCTAATCTCATTTTTATATTATACCGGGTGTCGTATCTCTGAAGCTATTAGTTTAGATTGGAGAGATATTGATTATGAAGAAAATTTAATATCAGTCTTTATGAGCAAGACGAAGAAATATAAATACATCTACATAAATCCTAAATTAAAAAAAGAGTTAGGCCAGCACCAGGGCAAAGGAAAAGTCTTTACTTATAATACAAGACATGGAATTAAAAGCTCTTGGAGAAAAATGGAAAAGCTCTCCGGGATAAAATCTAATCCACATAAGTTTCGTCATACGTTTGCTACAAGAGTTTTAAAAAACTCTGATATAAAAACTTTGATGAGTTTAGGGGGGTGGAGTTCTGAGAAAATGGCTTTGCGTTATGCAAAAGTTGTTGACACAAGAAAAGCTTCAGTAATTAAAAATTTATAGGCTGGTGTAACTCATTGGTAGAGTACGTCCTTGGTAAGGACGGAGTAGGAAGTTCGATTCTTCTCACCAGCACCAACACATCACCTCTGTTAAAGTAACATACGAAATTTCAATAGACCGTCTGGTAAAATATTTTCTGAAAGGAATTTACCATGTCAAAAATTTTTAAAACTTTTATAAACCTATTTAGTACTGAACCGAATGCTGATAAAGCTTTAGTTAGCTTTTTAAAGAATGAATATAAAAAAGATTGGGTGTCTGCATACAACACTTACAAAGAAGAAGGACGATTACCAAACTATACTAGAAGATCTCTATAGTGTGTCAAAAGTGTGTCAATTTTTTTTACACAGTAGGTAACACTTTAAAAAAAGTATAGAGAAATAACGAGAAATATTGAAACATAGTGTGTCAAAAAAAGACACATTTCACGCTATTATTTGCAAAAATCAAGGGTTTCACAGTCTTGGTAATAATGCGTTACCCCTCATAATCAATAATTCTAGGACGTTTTGTGTAAATTTGTGTCAAAAAAAAACGTTACTTTTTGTGAAAATTTGATACTTTCTTCTTAGCAAAACAACGGAGAAAGATATGTTAAATCTAGCACTACATACGTTCGCTCATATATTTATGATAGGCGGTTTTCTAATAGTAATGAAGCTTTTAGTAGAAGCTATCTTTAATAAATAAGTAGAGGCCGGGATAAAATCCAAAGTAGCAAAACAACGGAGAAAATCCCGGCAACTAATCTATATTATCTTTTGACTTTATTTCAATAACTTTAAAAGTATTCTGTAATCCATTTCAAAAAACCTCTGATTTTTCATATGTCATCAGACATTTAAAATTATGACTTGCTAATACTTTAGTTTTAATGGTTTTAGCTTGAACATCTAAGTAATTTAAGCGTTTTTCGCACTCTTCCAGAGTTGGGTATTCTTCCGAATAAGATAAACAAAATGGGTCAACATAATTTGCAACTGCGTAACTACATATATAACCAACTAAAAAGAATGTTTTTATCATAATAATATGGTTTTCTTAATCCAGCCTTTAGGTATTATTCGACAACGCCCCCGGTCTTTTTCTTTAGGGTCTTTATTTTTATCTGCGCATAGGGTAATCGAGTCTTTTGTTTCTTTCACTACATAACCAAGACTTTGCATAATAGGTAGTTTAATTTTTAGAACGTCTTCAAGATCATGCCAGCCAGCACTCATCTCGTAAGCGTCAAACCACTCTATTTCTACTTTGTCATCATCGGGCATTTCTAACAAGCCTTGCTATCCTTTTAGAGTATTTAGCTCTTGATCCTGTTCCCCCGGCTTTTCTTTTCTTACTTGTACTAGCTGAATATTCTTTGGAAGAAAGTTTATCAATTACGCTTTTAGGTAGATATCTTTCTCCTGTCTTAGAAGAGGGCTTACCAGATTTGGTTGTCCACTTTTGCTTGCCCCATTTCTTTAAACTCTTCTGAGATTTTTTAAGAGGCATTATTTATATCCCCCGCCAGCTTTTTTGTAATCTCTTGCCAATTTTTGAGCCTTACGAGCAGACCACTTGCCAGCTGGAGTTCCCATAGTGTTGCTATTCTTAATCTGATTGAATAGTCTTTTACGCAAAGAGGGCTTTGTGTAATTACCAGCTTCGTTGACTCTACTTTTTTTAGGCATTACTTCTTTTTCTTTTTTGCTTTTTTCTTACCCTTTTTCATCATTGGGTTCATTTTGCCGTTTACTTTCTTGGCTGTCTTTTTCATTCCACGCATTTGATTTATTCTCCTTTGTAAATTATGTCGATGTTCGACTGTTTCTTTGTAGTAGTCCGACTCCCAATATTTGTAGTAACCTATCTTTTTAAGTTTATCGGAAGCCTCTTCTAAATCCTGATATCTTTGTATCAAGACCATAGAAAACTCGTTATGAGATTGAAAGCCTGAGTCATACAAGAAATCAATATCATCATCTCCAGACCCCGGGTGAGAGGCCATGAGATAGCAGTCTTTCGGCATATAAACAAAATTTAAAGCTTCTATACTTGCTGATAATTCTTCAGCTGATAGTGATAGATCAGAACAGCCTATGACTACAATTCTGTATTTAGTTCTTTTAAGTTTGTTAGCCCACGAAACAACTAAAGGCATCAGCTCATCAGAGCTGTGAACTTCTTCAACTTTAAATGTATTTTGTAATCTACATTGTCTCGCATACGGGCAAGTAGGGAGATTGCCTAGGTGTTTATTAGGCTTTTCTATTAAGGTCTTAGACCAATTTATAATGTCCTGTGTTATGGTTGCTACCACGCTAACAGTTCCAAGCTCTCCTACTCCAATAGTTTGCACTAAGTTTATTATTTGTATTTTTTATTCCGCCACTTCTAGCGCAATAACTCTTTTTAGCTTTAGGATTGTTTTTCTTGATAGACATACCCTTTGCACCAAAGTTAATTTTCTTTACTCTTCCGGTACTAGGGTCTCGGACGAAAACCTTAAATTTTTTTATATCGCCTTGGGTTGGCTTATTCAGAGTTACTTTTTTTCCTTTGTATGTAGCCATTATTTTTTCAATAGTTTCATGGCTCCAGAAGCTCCCTTAATCCCAAATGATGCGCAACACGAAATATATAATAAATTCGTATAATAGCTTGGGAGACTATGCAGTGCCTCAAAGCCTTTTTGTATATGTTCTGTCCAACCGGGAACGAAGACTGCCACCGCTGGAACTAACAGGCATATTAAAATTAATTCGTCTTTCCAGCTCCCTTGCATTTGATCTACTGCGCTTTGCTCCCATTGTATTTTTCCGTTAGCGATGTCTTCTAATCTCTTCTTTTCAGCTTTTATCTCAGCTATTTTAGTTTCGCTTTTTAACTTTTTTGTCTGGACGAAGCCTTTGATTGTATCACCGGCAACACCTATTAAGGGTTTTAATAACATTCCCCACATTATGCGTACCTCATTCTTTCAGCTAGAGAGACACATCTATTTGGTGTTTGAACATACCACCTAGAGTCTTTCATTTGATTGCTGGCTTCTTCCATATTACCTTCTTGTAGAG